AAATTACAGAAAATGATTGGAACTGTGGCTGACGGGGGCATTGGTCCTAACACTTTAAAAACATTAGATGAGTATATAGAGCACCATGGTTTAGAAAAAACCATTCGAGCATACAGCGATATAAGACAAGGGTTTTATGAGTCTTTGTCTACGTTTGATACTTTTGGTAGAGGTTGGACCCGTAGAAACGAAGAAACCCTTGAACAATCTTTGAAGTTAGTATAAGACATGATAAGAGTTAATGTGGTGATATACGAATGGATGAGATTTATTTTTCAGAAGCTGTTTTTAGGATTATTAGACAAAGAAAGGAAATCATAAGTGAAACTTTAAACTCTGGTAACGTAAAGGATATGGAACATTATAAGTTTTTAATGGGAAGTATTGAGACCGCAAATTTTATCGAACAGGAACTCAAGAGCCTGCTAGAAAAACAGGAGCAAATAGATGTCTGAAGCAAAGACAATAAATTTAAATGTTGCAAAAGAAGCCGTTGAAGGTTTAAAAACAGCGTATGTAAACTCAGAGGACAAGGTTTTAGACCCCTCTTTATTGGATAAACCGTTACTCGAAAGGATGCCTGATCCGACAGGGTGGCGTCTTTTAATTTTACCCTACAGGGGTAAAGGTAAAACAGAGGGTGGTATTTATTTACCTGATCAGATTGTACAAGATCAAAACGTATCTACACAAGTAGGTTATGTTTTAAAAGTTGGTTCTTTAGCATATAAAGATGAAAAAAAATTCCCTGACGGTGCGTGGTGTCAGGAAAAAGATTGGGTATTATTTGCCCGATACTCAGGCTCTCGTTTGAAAATAGATGGCGGAGAAGTCCGCATTTTAAATGACGATGAGATTTTAGCAAAAATTTTAGCCCCAGAAGACATTCTGCATTTTTAGGAGATACCATGGCTGAAGAACAAAAACAGGAAGAAATGGAATTAGAGGTTGAGGTAAAAGAACCCGAAGATACCCCCGAAGTTGATGTTGTTGAAGATAATTCAGAAGATCAATTTAAAAAGGCTGAAAGTTCTACTCAAAAGAGAATTGATCGTTTAACAAAAAAAATGCGCACAGCGGAACGTGAACGTGAAGAAGCTATGCGATACGCTCAAAATGTTAAAAGCGAATCAGATAATTTAAAATCAAGGCTCAATAATTTAGATGGAGCTTACGTTCAGGAATACAGTAATCGAATTGATTCGCAAATGAAAGAGGCGGAACAGCAATTGAAGCAGGCCATGGAGCTTGGAGACACTTCTGCTGCTGTAGAGGCACAACGACGATTTACTCAACTTGCTGTTGAAACTGACAGAGCGAATCAGGCGAAGGCACAACAAAAAAGACAACAAGAGCAGGCAAAACAGTACGCACAACAACCTACGCAACAACCTGTTGTAAAAAAACCAGACCCTAAAGCTGAAGATTGGGCTAGTAAAAACAATTGGTTTGGTCAAGATGAAGCGATGACGTTTGCTGCTTTTGGTATTCATAAAAGGCTTGTTGAAGAAGAAGGGTTTGACGCGACGAGTGATGAGTACTATGATGAGCTAGATAACCGTATTGCGGAAGAGTTTCCGCATAAGGTAAAAACTAACGGGGCAGGAAGCAAGAGACCCGCTCAGACTGTAGCTTCCGTGTCACGCTCCGCAACTGGGCGCACTAGTAGTAAAAAGGTTCGACTCACCCCGACCCAAGTTGATATAGCTAGAAGATTGGGTGTGCCACTAGAAGAATACGCGAAACACGTTAAGGGATAAGATATGGATAGCAAAAAAGAAAACTCTATAGAACGAAGCCCCCGTGCAAATAATACTAGGGAAAAGACGGCGCAGCGTAAGCCGTGGGCTCCCCCGTCTATGTTAGAAGCACCACCTGCACCAGATGGTTTTAAGCATCGTTGGATTAGGGCAGAAACCCGTGGATTTGATGATACTAAAAACGTCAGCGCGAAAATGAGAGAGGGTTGGGAATTAGTTCGCAAGGACGAATACCCAGATTTTGAAGCCCCTGTTGTTGACACAGGTAAATATGAAGGTGTTTTTGGAGTAGGTGGTTTAATTCTTGCCCGCATACCTGATGAAACAGTTAAAGAAAGAACTGCATATTTTTCAAGTAGAAATGCAGATCAAATGCAAGCTGTTGATTCGGATATGATGCGTGAGAATGCTCATTCAACCATGACAATCAGTAAACCTGATCGTCAATCTCGCGTGACCTTTGGAGGTTCACAAAAGTAAAACCTTTTAATAGGAGGCCAATAAATGGCAAATAATCTTACAGGTGGTTATGGTCTACGTCCTATTGGAATTACAGGTAGTGGTCCGAACTCAACTGGTTTAACCAAGTATGAGATCGCGTCCGACTACACCACTGCAATTTATTCTGGTGGTATTGTAGTTCCGGCAAGTACGGGAACCATAATTATCACCGATCAAGCTATTGCTCCCTTGGGTGTTTTTGCAGGTGTTGAGTTCGTAGATTCAGGTACGAAAAAAACTACTTTTAAAAACTACTGGCCGGGATCAAATAACGTTAGTGTAGACACTAATTTTCCGATTAAAGCTTTTGTTTATGATAATCCGTCACAGCTTTATGTTGTGGCAGCTGATGGTACGAATACTGATCGTGCAACAGCCTTAGCAGATGTTTTTGCAAATTGTGATATGGCAAGTGTAAATAATGGAAGCACAAATACTGGGCAATCCACTGATTTACTTGACATAAGTGCAGCAGCAACCACGAACACTTTAGACGTTCGTATTGTTGGTCTTTTTGAAGACGAAGCAAATTCAGACTATTCTGCGCTAGGTCATCAGTATATTGTACGGCTTAATCATCATTTCAATACTGGTATGGGTGCAGCAGTCGGCACTTTTGCCACAACTGGTATATAAGGGAGTAAGTCATGGCAATAAGTAGAGCCCAACTCGCGAAAGAGTTAGAACCCGGACTTAACGCCCTTTTCGGGCTTGAGTATGGCCGATACGAGAATGAGCACGCTGAAATCTTTGAAGAGGAGTCTTCGGACAGAGCCTTTGAAGAAGAAGTAATGCTTGCAGGTTTTGGAACTGCACCAACCAAAGATGAAGGTGGAACCATCAGCTTTGACGCAGCGCAAGAAACCTTTACGTCAAGATATACGCATGAGACTATCGCTCTTGCTTTTTCAATTACTGAAGAAGCGATTGAAGATAATCTTTATGACAGATTGGCGTCTCGTTATACAAAAGCGTTAGCGCGATCTATGGCGCAAACAAAGCAAATTAAGGCAGCTTCTATTCTTAACAACGCTTTTAGCACTAGCAGTGCTATTGGTGATGGAGCAGCTTTATGTTCTTCAGCACACCCTTCAATAACAGGAAATCAGAGAAATCTTCTTTCTACAGCAGCTGATCTTAATGAAACTTCATTAGAGCAAATGTTGATTGATATTGCGGGATTAACTGATGAGCGTGGCTTAAAGATAGCTGTACGAGGAACTAAACTCATCATACCAAAAGAATTGCAATTTATCGCAGAACGTGTGTTAAATTCAAATCTTAGGGTAGCAACTGCTGATAACGATGCAAATGCTATTAAGAATATGGGAATGCTACCAGAAGGTGCGGTAGTAAATCATTTCTTAACAGACACAGATGCTTTCTTTATCAAAACAGATGCACCAAATGGGTTTAAATATTTTAATCGTGCTCCTATTAAGACAGCAATGGAAGGTGATTTTGACACTGGAAATATGCGTTTTAAAGCACGGGAAAGATATAGCTTTGGCGTAAGCGACTGGCGATCTGTGTTCGGTACGCCCGGCGCAGCTTAATTAGTTGCTACATTTTTTATGAAGGGGGCGAGTTTTCGCCCCTTTCTTTTTTGTATTAAGTATAGTATAAAAGATTATTCCCTTGACAGTTGCATGGTGCAACTGACTAACCCAAGACAAGGAGATTGATATGGGTAATACAACTTTTTCAGGATCAATTCGGTCCGAAGCAGGTTTTAAATCTGTAACAAAAAATTCTTCAACAGGAGCCATAACAGATGGTTTCGTTGTAAACTCTTCAGGAAATATGACAAACACGGCAGGTGGGCATTTGCAGTATGCAGCTGCTACAGGCTATGGACCCTCTGATTTAATTGTTGGTAAGGGTGGAAGTCAGTATGGTACTGTCAATCCTTATGCGGAAAGTTCAACACAATTATTTCCATTAGGAGCTCAACTTCATTACGGCAACAACATTTATCGGTATGGTCAAATGGGGTCAGGAGCAGTAACCGCAGGTAAACTTGTACAGCACGCAGCCGTAATAGCCAATCACACTGACATGACCGCAACAGCCACGACAGCTGCGGGAGAGACTGCGATTTCTGTAGAAACCGCGGGTGATACGGACATTACTTTAAATCAGTATGCTGATGGGTACTTATGGGTCAATGATGTAAACGGAGAGGGACAAACAATGCGGGTAAAATCTAACCCTGCGCATGATCACTCTGCGGATCCTTCAGTTGTTATAACAACGTATGATCCTTTAAAAACAGCTTTAACCACAAGTTCACAACTGTCCCTTATAGCAAATCCGTATACGGGTCTTATCGTAGCTCCTGCTACTGAAACAGGTTGTGTTATGGGTGCAACACTCATTGATATGACCGCTAGCTATTATGGTTGGTTTACTGTATCTGGTCCACAAGCACTTCTTAGTGTTGGCACGTTAGTTGTTGGTAACATTGCGGTGCGTTCAGGAGGCACAGCCGGTGGCGTAGCTCCTGCAACGGACAACTTGTTAACCGAAATTGGTGAGGTTATGGCAGCTAGAGCAGACACTGAATACTCGCTTGTTTACATGAATTTACAATAATTAATCAGGTGGGGCGAAAGCCCCACTTTTAAAATAGGAGATTAATATGGGACTTTCAGACGTACAAGCGCTCACCATAAATGATGAAAATGCTGCTGACCCTGATAGGCTAGTTACAGCAGCCCGACCAGATACATCAGCAACGATGGCAGCAACTACTTTTGCAGGCGGAGCTGCTAGAAATGTTACCGTCACAACCGCAGGCACAGGTGATAATGCTAAAACTTGCACTATTACAGGAACAGATGTTTTTGGCGACGCTATGACAGAAGTCATTACTTCGACAAGCTCTGCGGAGGCCGTTGCGGGTACTAAGTTATTTCTAACCGTTACCGCTGTAGAATGTTCTGCACAATATGCAGCCAACATAACAGTTGGTTCTGGAACGCTTTGTGCGCAAGCTGTTAACGGAGATAATCGTGTAAGACTAAAAGGAATGTCTATTACGTCGGGTGGAACCGCAGGAGATGTAGAGTTTATTAATGGTGCTCCAGAAGATGGAACAACATTATTTAAATCAAGAACAATTGGAACGGCTAACACCGTGATAGATAGAACTATTCCTTCAGAAGGGGTTTTATTTAATAATGGATTAGTTATTAAATATACCTTAGATGTTGCGGATATGATTACAATTTTTCATGCGTGATTGACATGGCAGATAAAATGCCAAAAAGAAATAAAAAAAACTTTCGCCCCACAAAAAAGGGTGCGGGTATGACTGAAGCAGGAGTTAAAGCATATAGAAGAAAAAACCCCGGTTCTAAATTACAGACCGCAGTAACAGGAAAAGTAAAGGCAGGGAGTAAAGACGCTAAGAGGAGGAAGTCGTTTTGCGCAAGGTCAAAGGGTCAAATGAAAAAATTTCCAAAAGCAGCAGCCGATCCAAACAGTCGTCTTCGCCAAGCAAGAAGACGTTGGAAATGTCGGTAACCGTTGAGGAATTAGATAAAAAAATTGCAGTTTTAAGTACAGTTGTTGATAGAATTGAAAATAACCATTTAGAACATATCAAGAAAGATATTGATAAATTAGATTTTAGAATTTGGGCTATTTTAACAGGAGTTATTATTCAATTAACCGCGACAGTTGTAACTTTGGTTTTATAAATGTCTTATTTGCAAAGTAGTATTCCTTATTTTAAATGTTGGGTAAGAAAAGAATATACACATAACCATGAAAAATATCACGGAGAATTTTTACACGCCATGGCAATTGCTGTTACAACCATACCTAACAGATCTTTAAGTTTTCAAGTAATTTTTACGGGAGTCGAGGCGGAGGGAGAACCTGAAGATACTGTTCATGGTGGTGCCATGTGGGCAAGAATGCCTATTACAGGGTTAGTTGGTGATATGGCCTTTGAGGAATGGCCTGAACCAATGGAGACACACAATGCACAGCCATGGGATTGTTCTTCTCATACTCATTCAGTTTATGTTATGGATCGCACTACACCATGTCCTTGGTTAGCAAAAATAGATGGTAAGTTTTTTCCTGCAAAATATTTGTTTACTGTTGACTATACAGATAGCGAGATAGCAGATGATCCTGCACAACATAAACAGTCTCATGTATTACAGTTACTCGACGCGGGAGAGTGGACTGGAAATATCGTAGCCCTGCCTAATAATAGAGTTAGAGTTACGCATCCCGCATGGTTTACAGTTGGAGAAGGAGCTCCTGATTTTAGACCATCTCAATTTTTACACTATTCAAAATCAGATTTAGATTATACACTAGATGTAAATCGCATTTATGATAATTTGTACAACGAAGGAGAAAAAGATGACAAGTAGAGTAAATATAGGTGCAGCCGGTCAAAAGAAAGCAAAGAAAAAAACATCCCCAAAAGCCAAAGGAATGCGTATGGGCGGTAAAGTAAAAGCCAAAGGAATGCGTATGGGTGGTAAGGTAAAAGCCAAAGGAATGCGTATGGGTGGTAAGGTTAAGAAAATGAAGTATGGTGGAAAAGCCAAAGGAATGCGTATGGGCGGAAAGGTTATGAAAAAATAAATGGCAGTTTCAGGATCTACAAACTTTGAAATTGATGTAACAGAGTACATTGAAGAGGCTTTTGAACGGTGCGGTTTGGAGGTGCGTACGGGGTATGATTTAAAAACTGCAAAAAGATCTTTAAACCTTATGTTAGCAGAGTGGGCAAACAGAGGTCTTAATCAGTGGACCATTACTCAAAGAACTCAAGCGCTTACAAAAGATGATGGCGAGTATTCTTTAAATACAGACGTTATAGACATCTTATCTATGTCTGTTTTACGGGATGGAACCTACTTATCTATGGCTAGAATAAGCAGGGATTCTTATCTTAATATTCCTAATAAAACAACTTCTGGTAGACCAAATCAATTTTTTCTTGATAGACAAATTACTCCTAATTTAAAAATTTGGCCTGTTCCCGAAAACGCTACGGATGTTTTGTACTATGATGCTTTAACTAGAATTGATGATGCTGATGAACAAACTAATACTTTAAAAATACCTTTTAGATTTTATCCTTGTTTAGCAGCGGGTCTTGCTTACTACATTTCTATAAAAAGAGCTCCCAATAAAGTACAACTTTTAAAAGCAGTGTATGAAGAAGAGTTTGAAAGAGCTATGACGGAAGACAGGGATCGTTCATCTTTTCAAGTAGCTCCAAGTTTAGATTACTATGCGGTGTACTAATGGGACGATTTGCTTCAGGTCGTCACGCTTACGGAATATCAGATAGATCTGGTTTTCGATATAAGCTTGTCGATATGAAAAAAGAATGGAATGGTTTACTTGTTGGAAAAGATGAGTTTGAACGGAAACACCCACAACTTATTCCAAAAAAAGTAGTTCCTGATGCAGAAGCTTTAAAAGATCCACGACCTGTTTCAAAATTAGATGAAGAACGAAACATTCAATTTGGTTTTAACCCTGTTGGGTTTACTGATCCTTTAAATTTAATTTCAAGCAGATTAAGTGGAGTTTCTCAAATAGGTTCTGTAACAATTTCTGGAGATGTAACCTTAACAGATGACTCAGAAACAGAAGAATCTAGTGAAACAACGACAGCAAGTGTAAATGTATCTATGGCTAGTATTGCAGGTTCAGTTGGCGCGGTAACCGTTACGGAACCAACCTCCGTTGATACTACTTACACAGTAACGGTTGCTTCTTATTTAGGATCTAATTATTTTTATATTGATAGTTCTAGGGCTCCCACTTTATCTTTAACTGAGGGTAATACTTATAGGTTTGATCAATCAGACGCTAGTAATTCAAGTCATCCGTTAAGATTTAGCACAACTTCAAATGGAACGCACGGATCGGGGTCAGAATATACTACGGGTGTTACTACAAACGGAACACCGGGTTCTTCAGGAGCGTATACTCAAATTACTGTGGCTTCTGGGGCTCCCACCCTTTATTATTATTGTACAAATCATAGTGGTATGGGAGGTCAATTAAATACATGAGTTTTACCTACGCAACCTTAAAAACAGCTATTCAAAATTACACACAAAATGATGAAACTTCTTTTGTAAATAATTTACCAACTTTTATTCGTTTAGCTGAAGAAAGGGTTTTAAAATCAGTTCAATTAAATATTTTTCAAAAAAATGTGTCTGGAAGCATGAGCTCCAGTAATCAATATCTAGCGGTGCCTTCTGATTTTTTAGCTCCTTTTTCGTTAAACATAACTAACAGTAGTAGCTTTGAATATTTACAATTTAAGTCATTAGAGTTTGTTCAAACTTACAACCCTAACTCATCCACAACAGGCACTCCAAAATATTACGCACAATTTGATGTAGATTATTTTATCTTAGCTCCAACACCAAACGCTAATTTTACTGTAAATCTTAGTTATTTTTACAGACCTTCTAGCTTAACCGCGGGAGCAGATTCTGGAACTACTTGGTTGAGCGAAAATGCAGAAATTGCTTTACTTTATGGATCTTTATTAGAATCTTATACTTATATGAAAGGGGAACCTGATTTAATTTCTCTTTATAATAGTAGATTTTTAGAAGCACTTGGTAGATTAAAAGATTTAGGAGAGGCAAAAGAAGTTTCTGAAGAATATAATGTTGGACAAATTAGAAAGGCTAAAACTTAATGCTTACAAACTCATTGGCTATGTCTAACGATTTTTCAGTTAGTGTTGAAACAACGGACAATAGAGGGTTTACCCCTGAAGAAGTTGCCGAAAGATGTGTTAATAAAATAATAGGTATTTCTAACAATGCACATCCTGCCATAAGGGATCAGGCCCATGCTTATCGTAAAGAAATGGAAAAAATTATTGCAATATATATGAGACAGGCTATTAAAAGTGATAGAACTACTGTA